TCGAAGGAGTGGATTTTCAACCGTCACCATTCCGCATGGGGCGAAGTCTCCAGAATCGCGTAGTAGGTCTGCTATCACCGTTTTTAGATGTTGAAACGATCTGCCAATGAGCTCAATTCTAGAGCAAATTAGGGATCCGCTTCGAACCGCTCTTTTAGGAGTAACGGCTTCGGTTTATTCGTCGGTGCCAGAAGCTATAATTCCGCCGGCCTGCGTGATTCTTTACGGTGCTCCTATGATGGAATCTACCTTAATAGGTAAAGATGCTATAAGAGTTAAACTAAATTTTAACGTAACCGCCGCCGTAGCTTATAACTCGAACGCCGGATCTCTAGATAATCTGGAGAAACTAATAATCGAAATTCTCGGAGCCATACCTTCGGGATACGTGGTCGGAGATGTTACTACGCCTGCCATAACGTCAGTAGGAGCTAGTAATCTTCTCGTCGCTGATTTATCTATCTCGACCTACTACACACAAACATAAAGGAGAAAAATGCCAACTACAATCATAACCGGTCGCGATATAACTCTCACGATCGATTCAGACGTCTATGCCGCTCAGACTACTTCGGCGATACTTTCAAACTCGCCTACTATCACCACGTATCAAACACTCGATGGAAAAGCTTACAAACATATCGACGACCAATGGACTTTAGATTTAGAGCTATTGGCCGACTGGGATGCTACTCCAGCTTTATTTGAAGCTATGTGGGATTCTTTTACTGCCGCTCCTAATACACCTTTAGCGGTAACGCTAACTGCCGTTACCGGTGCGGTATTCACTTTTAATGTTTTCCCAGTAGCTCCGGCCGCTGGTGGAACCGCTCCAGATGCTCAAACCGATACTTGGTCTATGCTTGTATCAGATACTCCACTACTTAACGATTAATTAATAGAAACGGGAGCAAAATGAAACTAAATATAGAAATCACTTACCAATCGGGCGAAGTCGCAACTTATACGGCGGCTCCGCCTGAGTGGGCTAAATGGGAAATAAAGACTGGATTCACAATTCAACAGGCGGAAGAGAAAATCGGAGTCTCCGATCTTTTATTCTTAGCTTATAACTCGATGAAACGTGAAGCGGCCGGAAAGCCTATGAAAAGCTATGAAGTCTGGTGCGATACCGTCGCAGATATTTCCGCTGGTGGTGGTAATTTAAAAGCTACGCCGTCGGAAGCATAAATCGGACTCTTATAGAGCTAGCAATAGCTACGGGAATTCCGATGAAAGAGTGGGAGACGGCTGAAGCAATTTACACGGCAATAGAGATATTGGAGAAAAAAAATGGCAACGGTTAAAGGTCGAGGAACCTACGCTATTACTATCGAGCCCGTAGCTCTTCGCGGCCTTATTTCCTTATTAAATTCTTTAGATAAAGATACGCAAGCTAAAGTTAGAGATGAAGCTCAACCACTCTCTAAAAGATTAGCCGGTCAGTTAATGATGTTCGGCGCTTCTTCTCCAACTCCGCAGACTCGTCTAGTTATGGAATCAATCTCTACTCCACGCGATCGCTTGGTTCGTGTAGATATAGGCGGCGCTAAAAAAGTAGGCCGTAAATATGGCGGTGAATCTAGCGCTAGCGGAAAGAAAAAAGTTAGACAGAATGCCGCTTCTGCCGGAGCTCTTTTATGGGGTTCCGAATATGGTTCCGAATCCGGCGTAGATTCAATAGGCAGAGCTTATACAAATCGATTTAAAGCCGGTCGAAGAGAATCCGGATATTGGATTAGACCGGCAGTAGATTCTTATGCTCCGCAACTTGCCGCCGAATACGTCGAAATAATTAAATCAATAGTTAAACATATTGGAAAAATCTAATGGCCGGTATTCCTAAAGTAAAGATTCAATTCGACGCGGATTTTGACGATCTTAAAAAAGGCGTAAAAGGTGCGACCGATGAAATCGAAGGCTTCGGATCTAGAGTCGGAGATTTCGCTAAAAAAGCCGGAGTAGCTTTCGCTATCGCAGGAGCAGCCGCCGCCGCCTACGCTGGAAAACTTTTAATCGATGGAGTTAAATCTGCGATCGAAGACGAAGCGGCTCAAGCTAAACTGGCTACTACTTTAAAAAACGTCGCTGGAGCTACGGATCTAACAATAGCCGCAACTGAAGGCTATATTCTTAAAACTTCTTTAGCGACTGGAAAAACCGATAATGAATTAAGGCCGAGTTTAGAGCGCTTGGCCAGAGCTACCGGAGACGTTACTAAAGCTCAAGAATTACAAGGTCTAGCGCTTAATATCGCGGCCGGATCTGGGAAAAGTTTAGAAGCCGTATCGAATGCGTTAGGCAAAGCTTATGAAGGATCTACTACCGCTTTATCTAAATTAGGCGTAGGACTATCAACGGCCGAACTTAAAACTATGAGCTTTACGCAGATAACCGCCGCGCTTGGAACTACCTTTAAAGATCAGGCTTCAATAGCCGCCGACACTTTCGCCGGTAAAATGTCTCGATTAAAAGTCGCATTCGACGAAAGTAAAGAGACGGTCGGATCTTTTATATTAGATGCTATTACGCCTTTAGTAACTACTTTAGTCGATAACGTAATTCCAAAGATAAGCGAACTAGCTAGCAATATCGGAGAGACTTTAAAACCTACTTTTGAAAGTTTATCGGCTTTTCTAACCGAAACTTTAATTCCGACGTTTAAAAATATCTGGACTTTTTTTACAGAATTTCTTATCCCTACAATTATGAACTATTTAACTCCGGCGATTGATGGATTAAAAAAAGGATTTGATACGGTCTCTACGGCGATTTCTAATAACTCTGAAAAATTAAAACCATTTTTCGAATTGATGAAAACGATAGGCGCTTTCGCTAGAGATACTCTCGCTCCAATTTTCGGAACAGTTTTAAGAATATCATTCGAGGTAATCGGTCAGGCTATTGCCGCTTTAATTACCGGATTCGCGGCCGTCGTTAGCGGAGTTACTGCGGTCGTAAATTCGATTAGAGGGTTAATTGCTTTAGTAGCCGCTAATCCTTTAGTTCAAGGAGTTAGTAGCTTAATTAACCGAGTATTTCAAGGTAGAGCCGCCGGCGGTTCAGTTTCTTCCGGAACGCCTTACGTAGTAGGAGAAAAAGGCGCAGAATTATTCGTTCCTCAGTCGAACGGAACCATCATTCCTAATAGTGCTATGGGCGGCACTAATTCGACTACGATAAATTTAACGGTTAATGGTGCGATCGATTCTGAGGGAACCGCTCGACAGATTATCAATTTATTAAATAACTCATATTATCGCGGCACTTCAGGCGCCGGAGCTTTAGTCTTTCCATGACGGCATGGTCTCCAGTCTGGCGGCTGAAGATAAACTCAGTCGAATACACCGATGTAACTTTAGCTAATCTCACAATTTCAAGCGGCCGAACTAATATCTATGAACAGGCTCAAGCTGGATACGCTAATGTAAATTTAATAAACTTAAATCAAGCGGCCATCGTAATCGGTATAAATGACAGTCTTTCGATCGAGCTTCAAGATTCTACGGCTACTTATATTCCAATTTTCGGCGGTTCGGTGGTAGATGTCGCTATTGAGGTTACAGAAGCCGGCTCGGTCGCTTATACGCAGACGGTTAATATCATCGCTCTAGGGGCTCTCGCAAGGCTTCCGAAGGCCTTAACTAATGGAGTATTAACTCAAGATTTCGACGGAAATCAAATTTTAAAAATTCTTAAAACGGTTTTACTTACTCAATGGCAGAGCGTTCCGGCGGCTCTTCAATGGAATACTTATGATCCCGTTAAAACGTGGGCTACGGTTACTAATACCGGTTTAGGAGAGATAGACATTCCTGGAAATTACGAATTAGCTCAAAGATCGTCAAAAAGAACAGATGTTTATTCTTTAGTCTCGGCGTTAGCTACTTCCGGTTTAGGTTATTTATATGAGGATTCTGCCGGCCTTATCTCGTATGCTGATTCGACTCATCGAACGGTTTATCTTCAAGCTAACGGATATACCGAATTATCGGCTAATCAGGCTTTAGCTAGTGGAATTAAAATTCAAACACGCGCCGGAGACGTTCGAAATAACATAACGCTTAAATATGGCACTAATTCGACGAATGAAGTTAGCGCGACTGAGCCGGCTTCTATTAGTCTATACGGAGATTTAGCGCAGATTATTACGACTACGGTAAAACATTCTGTCGATGCTTCGGATCAGGCCGCCTTTTACCTAGATCTTAGAGCTTATCCAGAGCCTAACTTTAATTCTATAACTTTCGCTTTAACTAATCCTGAATTAGATAATCTCGACCGAGATGCTTTAATCAATATATTTATGGGTCTTCCGGTGTCTATCATCGATTTACCTTTAAACATGAGCTCCGGAGCCTTTCAGGGGTTCGTAGAAGGCTGGACATTTTCGGCTTCTTATAATGAACTCTCTTTAACTTTCTTAGCTTCGCCTTTAGCCTATTCTTTACAGGCTATGAGGTGGAACGACGTTCCGGTCGTAGAAGCTTGGAATACTATAAATCCTACGTTAGAATGGCAATACGCGACGATAGTCGCTTAAGGAGAAAATATGGCTAATCCAACTACTAACTTCGGCTGGCAGATGCCAGAACCTACCGATCTAGTTACTGATCTTCCGGCAGATTTTGAAGTATTCGGACAGGCGGTAGATACCGATTTCGTAGATTTATTAGGTGGCACGACTGGTCAAGTGTTAAGCAAAACTAGTGGAACAGATTTAGATTTTACTTGGACAACTCCAACAGATCAAACTCCATTAACAACTAAAGGAGATTTATTTACTTTTTCAACTGTTGATGCTCGCTTACCTGTCGGAACTAACACTTATGTTTTAACTGCTGATAGCACGGCAACAACAGGAATAAAATGGGCAGCTCCGGCTGGTGCTGGCGGACCAGCATTTTCAGCTTATAAATCAGCTGATCAAGGAATAAGCGCTAATACTTTTACTAAAGTTACTTTTGATACTGAGATTTTCGATACGGCTTCAGCATTTTCAGCTTCAACATTTACACCATTAACCGCTGGATATTACCAAATAAATTATACAATTTGGATTGATCCAACTGGGCCAAACTCAGTTATTCAAGGTTCATTATATAAAAACGGATCAGAATACATTAGACAATTCCGACAAGATACAAACTTCGGCGCAAATACAGCGGGAATCGTAGTTTATATGAACGGCTCTACTGATTATCTAGAAGTATATGCTTTCTGCGGTGCTGGATCGCCTCAAGTTTTAGGAACAGCAATTAGAACAAATTTTAATGGTGTGTGGATAAGGAGTTAATTATGACACTATTTGAAAAAATAATCGAGATTTATCCTGAATTAGAATTATCTAATGAATTTCTTAAAGGTTCAATAGTGCTAAGAAATGATCTTGATGATGCTGGTGATTACATAGAAAAATGGGAATACTTAAAACCGATTCCTAAAGGATTTAAATTAGGCAAACCAAAAAGCTAATGAACTCAGTTTTTTTATTGTGATTTATCCAGATGGATCAGCGGCTAAAGTAATAGATATAGCTTTAAGAGAAGTCGGCACGATTGAAGAAGGCGATAACTTAGTTAAATACAATGATCGAAACGGTTTAGCTTGGTGCGGTTATTTCGTTAATTGGTGTTATAAAGAAGCTAAGGTTCAGATTCCTTCGATGATCTCTACCGCTATGGGAGCTCATAAGATGAAGGATCTCGGCCGGTGGGTTATGGATCCTCAAATCGGCGATTTAGCATTTTTTGATTTTATACCAGATGCCACCGACAAAATTCAACATATTGGAATAGTCGCCGGAGTAGATCCGGCTTTTATAATTACGATCGAAGGTAATACGGCTCCGTCTAACGGTAGTCAATGGAACGGCGGAATGGTGATGATTAAGCAAAGATCCCGAAAATTACCTTCTTCAATAGTAGGCTTTGGGAGACCTAAGTTCGTGGCATATAACGGCTCGGCTCCGGTTGTTACCTATCTGGAAGAAAAACGAAAGAAGGTTAAAAATGGAAAAATTTAAACCGATCGCGGCTTCATGGGCTCGCTCTTTTCTAGCGGCTTCTCTAGCTTGTTATCTTGCCGGAGTTACTGATCCGGCGGCTCTCCTAAATGCTGGAGTAGTGGCCGTTCTGCCCGTGTTTTTACGCTGGCTAAATCCTAACGATAAAGCATTCGGCAGATCTAAATAAATGGAGCCGACTGAGTGGATCGCCTTAATAGGATTACTTATAGTTTTATTAAGTGCGATCTATTCAGTTATGAAAGTCGTAACAAAATCGATTATGGTAGAGCTTCTTCCGAATAGCGGAAAGTCGATGCGGGATGAAATTATCCGTTTAAGCGCTCGCGTAGATTCCATATATGAAATTTTAAGTAAAAAATAAGCTTAGAGCGTGTCGGTTATTGACCGATGTCGGCCGTAGGTGAGACCCTTCTTCTGGGAGCACAGACAAGGCTCTCACGGGAGCAAAATGAGCACTACTTTACAGATTCAAATTCTAGTTTATATGATGGCAATAGCTTTAATTACTGGAGCCTTCGCCTATTCTCGCGGTTATCGTGAAGGTTACGCTAACGGCTATCGGGTCGGCTGGCTAAAAGGCATCAATAAGAAGGCTTTAAAATGAGCTTCGATCTTTCAAAATATGAAGATGTGAATTCCAGAATAAAGCGCTTCAGATCAGAATTTCCTTCAGGCCGATTAGAAGCTATCATCGAAGATATAGATATATCTAAAGGCTATATTTTAGTAAAGGCGCTCGCTTATCGAGAATATGAAGATCACGTTCCGGCGGCGGTAGATTACGCCTTCGAAATCCGTTCCGATCGTGGAGTGAATTTAAACTTCTGGATCGAAAATGCCGTAACTTCAGCTTACGGAAGAGTTATCGGCCTTCTATCTCCTTCGGATCAGCGGAGCACGAAGCAAGATATGGAAAAGGTCGAACGGGTCGAAAAATGGGGCGCACCGGTAATTAGTGAAGATCAGACTCTAGCTAGCTCTATGGTGGAGTTCGGATCTAATCTCGGATTAGCTCAACCGGAAGAAGCTCCTACTTGCCCTCATGGGCATAGATTACTTAGAAAAGGTATAAGCGAAAAGACCGGAAAAGAATTCTATGGATACGTCTGCGTAGAAAAAGTTAGGGAACGTCAATGCGAAGCGATCTGGTATGTAAAAAATATAAAGACCGGCGAATGGGCTAGCTCAAAATGAGCGGCGGAACCGAGTTATTTAAAAACGACGGATCCTACGTAAAGATTCACGATGATGGCCAAATAGAAATAGATCGCTGGGCTCATTGTGATATGTGCCAGAAGCCGCAACGTAAATCTATTTTAATAAGTATCGACGATCTTCTATGGTTATGTCTGGAGTGCCGACCATTATTAAAACAATAGATCCACAAACCGAACAAGCCTGCCACGAAGCCGCTTTTCGTAAATATACGAAGGCTAACGGCGTATTAGGTTCAACTCCACGCTATAACTCAGCTTTAAATTTCCATGAGCGAATAGCCGAATATGCTGAATCTTTAGCTAGCGAAGTAGTAGTAGCTCAGATGCTAGAAATCGATTACGATTTATCTTTAAACACTTTTAAACAATTCGCCGACGTCGGAACGAATATAGAAGTTAGATGGTCTAAATACGATGCTGGCCACTTGATCGTCTATCCACGCGATCGAGACGGAGATATAGCCATTCTGGTAACTGGTAAATCGCCTACCTATCGAATCGCTGGCTGGCTACCGGTCTTAATAGCTAAGTCTCGAAGATATAAACACTCTTCGCAAGATTCATGGTGGATAGATCAGAAAAATCTTCAACCGATGGAAAACTTATTAAGGAGCTCTCACGGTGTTAATAAAAATTAAATGCCGGATATGTAAAGCTATTACCGATCATCAAGAAGTAATAGTTACCGATACTCTGCCGCCGAATGTGGCATGTTTAGAGTGTTTAGGTTGCGGCGTATTAGGTATCGAATTAATAAATACTTATCAACAGAGTGTGGATAACTCTGATTCGCCACGCCGTT